AATGGGACACATCATTTGGTGTAGCGTCAATGGCATCACTCTTTGGCAATACACGAGATGGACGATTCCAAGATAACAACTTGATTGAACTACCAAGTAACGAAGGCTCTGAAGGCTTGAAGACTTTGGTACAAGAGTTAATTACTTGGAAGCCTGATACTAGAAACCCTACAGACTGCGTAATGGCACTGTGGTTTGCAGTCATTCGCATCCGCGAACTGATGCAAGCAGGGCACCGCGCTCAATCCTATCGACAGAATCGATGGGCTACACGCGGTCAGATGTCAAACAGAGTCACAGTAAATCTCAATGAGGTAGTCGCTGACCAGTGGTCAGAACAATACGGATAAGGAATAGCAATGGCATATAACCCAGACAATTATATAAATGGAGTTGACCAACGTGGCATTGCTGAACAACGCCGTGATGAAGATGCTGCCAAGAAAAAATTAGAAGCAGCGTATGCACGTCTTATGGCTGCACAAAAAAAGTCACAAGCAAGACAACTCGACAGAATTATGAGCGGGAGTGGCGGAGCAAATAACCCAAAGTCACCATCACCATCTGATATTTCAAATGGAAAACTCCGCAAGAAGAACAAATAATTTTTAATCAAACGTTAGGATAACGATGGCATTATCAGACAAGCAGGTGTTTGCGAGAGTTGAGTCTCTTCGCTACCTCAACGTAGAACGCGACCAGCGTAACCTTGACGTACTTGCAGTTCGTAGAGGAAAGATTGCTGAAGTTTATCCTGACTTCTTCCCAGAGGGCGTTGATTCAAACGTCGTTGCTAACTTCATTGACATTGTTGCACGTGACTTGTCAGAAGTTATGGCACCACTACCTGCAGTTAACTGCTCTGCAGCCAATGCAGTAAATGACCGTGCACGTAACTTCGCAGATAAGCGTACTCGTATCGCTTCAAATTATTTCGCACACGCTGACTTGGCTGTGCAGATGTACCAAGGTGCCGACTGGTACCTAACCTATGGTTTCCTCCCGTTCGTAATTGAACTGGATGAAGAAGCAAAACTGCCACGTATCCGCATAGAAAACCCAGTGGGTGCTTACCCAGAGTTTGACCGCTATGGACGTTGTGTGGCATTTGCAAAGCGATACTCAATGACGCTAGGCGAACTCGTATCTCAGTTCCCTGACTACGAATCCCAGTTACTCGGACAACGAGGATACGACCAGGATTTGACAGCCCAGGTTGAGATGATTCGTTACTACGACAAAGACCAATCAATCATCTACGTGCCAAACAAGCAGAACCTTATCTTGTCACAGGCAGCCAATCCAATTGGCAAGATGCACATTGTCGTTGCTCGTAAACCATCTATTGACAGCGAACTCCGTGGACAGTTTGACGACATCCTCGGTATTCAATTACTTCGTAATCGTTTTGCTTTACTTGCTATGGAAGCAGCAGAGAAGTCTGTACAGGCACCAATCGTATTGCCTACAGATGTTAACGAACTGCAACTTGGTGGAGATGCTGTTATCTACACATCTAACCCAGCAGGTGTACGCCGCGTAGAACTCAACGTTCCGCAGGGCGCATTCCAGCAATCACAACTACTCAACTCTGAACTACGTGTTGGTGCTCGTTATCCTGAGGGACGTACAGGAAACATTGACGCATCAATCGTTACAGGTCAAGGTGTACAGGCTCTTATGGGAGCCTTTGATACTCAGGTTAAATCTGCACAAGCAATCTTTGCCGCAGCACTACGTGATGTAATCAGCATCTGTTTTGAAGTAGATGAACTTATTTTCCCTGAAGAAAAAACAATTCGCGGAGTAGATTCGGGTTCACCTTATGAAATTACTTACAAGCCTTCTAAAGATATCAAGAGTGATTATTCTGCCGATGTTCGTTACGGTATGCTTGCTGGTCTTAATCCCGCGCAAGGTCTTATCTTTATGCTACAAGCATTGGGAGGCGGATTAATCTCCAAGGATATGGCGATGCGTGAACTACCATTCACAGTAAACGTCACTCAAGAACTTGAGAAAATTGAAATTGAAAATATGCGTCAAGCACTTCTCGGTGGTATTACTGCAATGGCTCAGGCTATTCCAGCAATGGCAACTCAGGGACAAGACCCATCAGAGATGGTAAATAAAATTGCTGCGGTTATCAAGGCACGTCAAAAGGGTACTGCCCTAGAAGACGCAATTGAAGCCACATTTACTCCGCAGCAACCAGTTCCTCCTGCTGGGCAAGCACCTATGGTTGAGCAACCGTCCCCTGCTCCCGCCGCTTCTCCAGCAGGAGGCGCTCTTCCTCCAGAGATGGCAGCAGAAGGCGGAGTACCACCTGAGTTAGCACCACAAGCACGACCAGATATTCAAACTTTAGTGTCAGCATTGACATCAAGTGGTAAAGGTTCAGCAAGAGTAGCAACAACTACACGTAGATAACAGAGGCGGGGACAATGACAACAATTATTGGCGTACAAAACGCAGATGGTTGCGTCATAGCATCTGATTCACGAGTTGCTGAGGGTGGAAAAGTTTACACACATCCTGAAATGGTAAAGGCGGTTGAACGTGGAAGTTACATTATTGGTGGTGCTGGTGACTATCGTGCTCTGCAAGTGGTACTCCACGGGTGGTCGCCTCCACTAGTAACAGCAAAGGCTAAGACAAACCTTTATGAGTTTGTGATTAACAAAGTAGCACCATCACTTAAGACAACATTAACTGATGCAGGTATTGACTTTGGTAAGTCAACAGATAACGATGACAAGTTTGAACTACAACTCATCATCGGTGTCAATGGAACTATCTTTGAACTAGACAGCGACTTCGCAGTTGCTATGAATGACACAGGACTTTACGCAATTGGTTCTGGTGGAGATTACGCACTAGGTGCGCTTCACGCAGGAGCAACAGTATTAGATGCAATGAGAATTGCAGCAGTTAATAACAATGGAACTTCGGCTCCATTTCACATTCTTGAACAAGAAACTAAGTAGGAGGCGCAATGACAACAGCACCAGAAAATCGTGGTGGTCCCAATGGCGGTCCTCAGTACAACCCTGCAAACGTTTCAGCAACAGGTGGCGCAGGTCAAAGCGGTATCGCTGACCTCAACTACACAGGTATGCCATACGGACAGAACCAAGAACTTAACCAAAGTCGTGTAACAGGCAATGCTGCAGTTGCATCAACTCAACCTGAGCCAGTAGCAACCTTTCCTAAACTTCCAGAGATTACTCCAATTGATGCACCATCTGAGAATCCTGACCGTCCAATTACATACGGTATGCCATTTGGCGAAGGAGCAGGTCGCGAGGTTAATCCTCTTCCAGTAAAGATTCCTTACGAGGGTGACCCATCAGTTGATGTCATCCGCGCATTGTATGCACAGAATCCTCGCAACGAAGACTTGCGATTCATAGTAGAAACTATTGATGCGCGTCAACAAGCAGGTGCATAGTGCCGTTAAAGTACACGCTTAACAATGGTAAACTTGAGGTCAATGACCCTGTAGGTAAAGTATTAACCGCTGAGGACTACAAAGCACAGGCTGCTTTTGCTCAGGCATCTGCTGTTAATCCAAATCAGGCTGCAACAATCTTGAACAACGCACAAGGAAACCTTATGTCTCCTGGCGTTCTTGCATCATTGTCTAACCTTCAGGTCAATGCACAGAGTGGCGTAGCAAAGAGCATCGCTGAGATTGATGCACAGACTCGCGAAGCACGTATGGCTAACCAAAAGGACCTAGCGCAGAAGCGCAAGCAAGAAGAGTTTGATGCAGGTCTTAGAGGAACATTCTGGCGTGGAGTTAAGAGCGCCGTCAAGGGTGCTACCACAGTCCTTGCAGTTCCATTCCAGACCATCAATGCAACATACCGAAATGTTGTTGATGAGGTACAGGACCGTGGAATTATCTCAGGTGTTGCAACGGGTCTAAATATGAACCCATTCCTTAGTACTGACGAGAAGGCTCGCGTTGCTACAAACATTACTAATCAAACTGTTGTTGGTCAGATATTTAACCAGAGCGTTGAAAAGATTAAGAACAAGAAGAATCCATTTATTGACATTGACACTGGTAAGGGATTCTTCGTATCTGAAGAGACAGGCGTAGGACACGCTGCTCGTCAGGCATCACTTGATACTGCAAAGATTGCTATTCGTGATTCACGCGGTAAAGTTATTGGCTACCAGCCACGTTCATTTTTTGGTGATTCAGTCTACGCTGTATCTCCACTAGGAAGCCCTGAGACTAAATGGGGTTCAGTAATCTACCTTGCTGCAGATATCGCAGGTTCATTCTTAACTGACCCAGGTATTGCTAAGGCTCAGAAGGTTAAAGAACTACGTAAACTTGCACAGCAAGAGCGCGTTGCAGGTGCAATGGGTGTTGCTGCTAAGTACGAGCAAGAAGCAAATGTTCTCGAAGAGGCTTTAACAAAAGAAGATATTGCTCGTAAGGCTGCAATCAAGCAAGCAGATGCAATAAAGAATTCTAAACTAGATGACTACAAGCAAAAGGCAGTTGATGCTCGTAATGCTTGGAGTGGTAAGGCTGAAGAGGCTATCAAGGCAAATACTTCAGTCCGTGTTGCACAGAATCGACTAGATGAAATTGTTGCTGCTGAGACAAAAGCACAACAGGAAATCAAAGACGCTACCGCTGCACTTAAGGAATTAACTGCAACTGCTAAGGCTCCTGTAACTATCGCACGTACAGAGAACGCTATTGCTAAGCAGACAAAGATTCTTGACCAACTTAAGGCTGATAAGGCTGAAGCATTAGCCGCTGGTCGTATCTCTATGACAACTGATGAAGAACTTGCTCAGTTGGCTAACACAATTGATACACTTAAGACACGACTTGAAGAGGCAAAGAACCTTTCAAAGAATGATATCCCTGCAGAGGATGTACTCATCGCTGCTAAGGAATCAGTTGAGGCTGCTAAGCGTCGTCTTGCAGAGGCTAAAGAGGCTAAGGGTTTCTCAGCAAAGCAGGTAGCAGAGCGTACTCGTAATGCAAAGATTACTGCTCGTGCTCGTGAGGTTGCATCTCGCGATGCTGCTAAGAAGACTGCTGCAGAGAAGAACCTTTCTAAGGTACTCGATGATGCTTCATCTACTCTTGACGAGAAGTTAAACGCTTGGGAGGCTGCAGTACGCGAGCGCACAGGAGTTGCTAACTCATTTGAGCGCAGTGGACTTGACTACAAGCAGGTTGCTGAATTCCTTACAGGTGGATACGGAACTATTGCCGTTGACCGTCTAGTCGATATGACTGACTGGAAGGCAATCTGGCGTAAGTCAGGTGGACGTATCGATTCAGATACAGCACGTGCTCTTGCAAATGCAACAAACAAAGAAGAAGTTGTTGACATTCTTGCTCCTTACATTAAAAAGGGTGGAGTACAAGAGGGTGCATTACGTCCAGGAATCCTTGAGCGCACAGGCGCACGTATCTCTGACCGTACACAATTTGCTGCCCCACTAGGTAAGTACCTAACTGGCGTAGGCGCACGTGTTGAATCACGTATCAACGAGCACAAGAAGACTGCTGCAGTATTTCAAGCAGCAATGGCTGGCACAACTAAGGCTAAAGATTTCCTATCACGTGAGTACAAGACTAAGGTTAAGTCTGGCTCTATCATCAACATCCACGATAGAGAAGAACTACTCCGTGCTGCAGAAGATTTTGGTGTAGCAGCCAAACTCGACAAGGCTGTACTAGATGACATCATCGACGAGATTGCAAATGCTAAGTCAGCATCAGTTGCTGGCTACGCTGCATCTGTCAAGTTGCTAGAAGCAGTCTTTACAAAGAGCGCTGCAAAGGTACCTGAGTACTTACAGCCACAGTTCCGTAGGGCTACAACAGCCTTCAAGGAAAGCAATGAGCAGATGTCTTCATACTGGGCATCACGTCACGCTGCTGGTGCTGAGTTAAAGTACATCACTCTTAATGGTGAGCAGATTGTAATGCAGGGACCACACCTTGGTTCTGAATTGCTCAACTCAACCATCTACTTGCCACCTACTGGTGAGATTCTAAGACTGACTTCAACGCTATCGAAGTCAAAGATTCTTGGAAAGTCAACAGAGTTCGCAGATACTGCTATCAATAATTACTGGAAGAACCTACAGTTGGTTCGCCCAGCATACGTTATCCGTAACATTGCTGAAGAGCAGATTCGTGTATTCGGTACAGGACACATCTCATTCTTTAACAATCCAGGTATGGCACTTGCTATGTGGCTTGGACGTGAAGATGGCGGTCCAGTTCGTCGCGTACTTCGTCAGTTTGACACATACCGTCACACAGCATTTGGTGATGACTTCTCCAGTGGAGATGACGTTGCTGATATGCTCGATGAAACTCTTGGTCAAGATATGAAGAACTCATACGTTGACCTAATGTCTGCAGACCGCAGAGGTTCATTCGATGACCGTGCCATCAGAGTCTTGCAACTCAAAGGTGTTGGTCGCGTACCATTCGGACACAAGCGTTTCTTTGATGGTCTAGCAAACTCATTGCGTATTCTGAACTCAGATGAGACAGCACGCGTAGTTGCTGGATACAATCCACCTTCAGTTGCTCAGGCAATCGCTAACGGAATGAAGCGTGAAGATGCAGTCGTCGATTACTTCTTGACTGGTGCTGGACGAAAGACGCTAGATAAATTTGCTGAAGCACAGGACGATACAGTTGCAGCGTTCCTACGCTCACCTGATGGATTACGTCAATATCTGTACACTGGAAAGTCAGCCGATAATGGCAAAGACATCTCAGTGCTCGCACGCGTTAACGAAGCAGCGGGTGGAAACAGGTCATTACTTGAAATGATTCAAACTGGTAAGACTACAGTTGCTGGTATTACCTACCGTATCCCTCGTGCAAGCGATGAGGCTGTAAATTCTATCGAGAATGCCAAGGCTCTTAAGGCTGGCAAGAAGGCACTGCTTGCAAAGCAGGAAGAATTTGCTAAATCTCTCCGCGACGTATTTAGTAAGGCTGGAAACTGGGACGGTGTAGAGGTAAATGTCCCATCACGCAACCTTGCATACCTCGAAGGTGAACAAACTACAAAGGGTTTTGCTGCATTCGTAGATATGTTCTTCGAGAAGGCTACAGAATTTGAGAAGAATTCTACATTTGGTCCAGAGTTCCGTCAGGCATACTGGGAGGCTATCAATCAGGTAGCCAAGGCTCTTGATTCTAACGCTAAGTCTGCACTTGAAAAGACCGCACAGGGTTCATTGAAGCCATTGATGTTCCGTGGTAAGAACATTGGCGAGAAGCACCCAGTATGGAGTGCATTCAAGGCTTCAGATGGCAACGGACCACTGACTCTTAAGGAAGCGCACGAGTATGCAGATACTTATGCTCGCAACAAGGTCAAGGGTTTGTTCTACAACGCACAAGAGAAGCGCCTTATCTTCCATCAGTTGCGTCTTATCGCACCATTTGCTAACGCTTGGGAAGATACGATTCGTAAGTGGTCTGAGATTGGACTAGAAAACCCTAATCAACTATACAAGGGTGTTAAAACACTTGAATGGTTACAGAAGCCAGAGTCATCTGCTATCTATCAGGTAACTGATGCACGCGATATCTACGACCCTAAGCAAGGTTTCTTCTTTAATGACCCTGATTCAGGTCAGCGTCTATTCTGGGTACCATTTGCTGGCACTGTAATGAGCAAGTTGGCTAATGCTGCAACTCCTGGTGTATCACAAGGTGGAGCGCCTATGGCGTTTGCTGCAAGCCCTATGTCATTTAACTTCGCATTAGGTGCAGGTTCTATCCTGCCAGGTGTTGGTCCAGGTGTAACTATCCCTATCTCTTTGATTGGTACATTCAATCAGGGATTCGTAGATAACTTGCCTGAGGGTGTAAAGAACTGGTTATTCCCATTTGGTCGTTCTGACTTCAGTTCAGGACTACAGTCAGCAATCCTACCTGCTAACTGGAACCGTATCCTTGGTGGAGCAATGGGTATTGAAGAGACATATGCGTCTAACTTCAAGCCTATTATGTCCTACCTTGCAGGTGGAGGTAACTATAACCTCGACGATATGGAAGACCAGGCTAACCTAGTCAAGGATACTGACACATTCGCACGCTGGCAGTCCATTATGCGTGGTGTTGTAGGTCTTGTATCTCCTGCTGCCCTTATCTCTAAGGGTCTAGCAAGTGATGAGAACGGCGATGCCACTACACATATGGCTCTCTATAATGACTTTGAAGAGATTCTAAAGAACAATGATGGTGACTGGAACAAGGCTTGGTATGACTTCCTTAATCTATATGGTCCATCACAGGCATTTGCAATCATTAGTTCTAGTTCAGGTAATGGTCCAACTAACTGGGACTCATACCAATTCGTAGTAGATAACCCAGATATCGCATCTAAGTACACAGATGTGTGGGGTTATGTAATGCCTGGTGGTGGATTGTCACAGGAAATGTACAAGTGGAATTTAGTTAACAACACTAAGAAGAAGTTAACCCCTAAGGAAATCTTAGAGAAGGTTAACGGACAACGCTACTACGCAGCCCGTGATGCACTGATGACTAAGGTAGATGCCAACGAGTTAGATAAAGACCAGTACAGAGTGGCACTCCAATACCTAAAGGATTCTATGGGTGGAGGACCAGTAGTTGAGTTTGACCCTAACAAGCGTGGACGTGTAATCGCTCAACTTGAATCACTTGTTCAAGATGAAAGATTCGCTGACGTGCCATCTATTGTTGCGTTGCGTGACTATATGTATATCCGTCAAGCAGCACTAGATAGCCTAGGTAAGAAGAAGTTTACTGGGGCTGCTAATGAACAATCAGTAAGAGACTTGCTTGCACAACAAGCAGTATGGGTTGTTCAACAGAACCCTGATTTCCAGAAGATGTTCTACGCATTCTTCGCCAATGAATTGGAAGGTAACTAATGACAACTGGTCCAGAGCCTAAACTCCCTAAGTTGGGTGGCGCAACTGCCAAGCCTGGTGAAGTTAGCCAGGCTGCAACTGATGCAGGAAAGTTATTCTTCCCTGGTGGCGGAACTCAGGGTAACAAGACTGGTGCAGTACTTAGCCCATCACGTGGTGTAGATGCACAAGGTAATCCAATCAGAGTACAGATTTACCCTGCAGGATTTGAAGAGACATACCTCAACAACCTAGACCCAAAAAAGCGTGCTGCACTGCAGAAGCAGATGAAGGCATTGAAACTCTACCCTGAGAACTTCTCACCTCTAGGTGATGGAACCATTACTCAGGAAGACTTCAACGCTCTTATCAAGTTAGTTGCAGTCGGTGAGCAAAAAGGTCTTGGTAATATCCAGGATGTTATTAAACTTGCCAACAAAGATAGCAAGGTTCGCACATTCCTACAGACATCTGGCTATACACAGCAGGGTCGTGAGGTTAACTACACTAACGCATCTGAGTCTAAGGCTGTATTAACCGATAGGTTCCTATCTCTATTTAATGAGAAGCCATCAGAGGCTGAGTTAAAGGACTTCCAGACAGCACTTAAGAAGAAGGAAGTAGCCGCTAAGGGTGGCATCTCTTCACTAGAACTTAATGAACTAGTCCTATCTGTAGCAAACAAGCGCATCTCTGGTGCGGTTAAGGGTGCTAAAGAGGGAGATGTTAAGGCTCTTGATGTACTAGATAGTGGATTACTAGGCAAGCGTATTCGTGAGATTAAGGCAGCCTACTATGACAATGGTATCCCAGTAAGCGATGCCACTATCTACAAGCAAGCAGGTATATCACTTCGTGACCAGGATGCATACGACAATGTTCTCGAAGAGATTAATAACAATGCGATGATGCAGTGGGGCAAGTTAGGTCTTGACCTAAAGCCAGGACAGACTGTTCGCTCAAAGTTACAGCCATACATCACCACTCGCGCAAAGATTCGTGGTTTGCAAGAGGATGATATTAACATCGCTGATATGACAGACGTACTTGAACCTGATGGAACACCTAAGTCCTACAAGAAGTTTAAGTTAGAAGAGTACGGTAGCAAGGAATACCTTGATAGTGACGACTATAAGCAGACAGTTCTTAACGATACTCAGGCAGTCTTCCGCAATTTTGGAATTATGTAATGACAATTAAAGCATTCGGATTGGCGATATAATGGTACAACGAGTTAATCAAGTGGTTGATGGTGGTGGAGCAGAACTCGACTTCAATGCACTCCTTGACACCATCACACAGCGTCAGGTAGCACTGGGTATTAAGAGTACTGACCCTACTGCACGCATCGGCAGCGAGACTGCAAGCCAAGCAAATGCACGTATCACTGCTGGATACAAGGCACAGACTAAGCCAGAGTTAACTAAAGAAGGTGCTGCTGCGGGAGCAACGATTGAGTTCGTACGTACAGGTGGTGGTGGAGTCGGAGAGTACAGAGAAGTATTCCCTATCGGAGCACCTATCCCTACAAACCGTACTACTTTAAGCGGTAACGTCTATGACCAACAGGGTAACCTTGTATCAGGTACAGGCGTTAAGACAGTAACAACAACTAAGGCTACAACTACTAATGGCAAGACTGTAAAGTCAAGTGTAAAGAATTCTGATAACACAACAACTATTACTTATACTGATGGCACAGAAGAGACTCTTGACGCATCTGGCAAGCCAATCGTTAAGAAGGTAGATAGCCCACTAGGTGGCGACCTTAGTAACCCAGCATTTTCTATCGTAGAAGGTATCTTAAAGAACTACGATATGAAGGGTGTGGCAGATTCTATTGCCAAGATTCGTAAGGATTACCCTGAGATTGCAAGTGATGACATCCTTGCTCTACTTAAGTTTGACACACGCTACAACGCACCGTACCTAGAACGCTTTGCAGGTAATGCTGAACTAATCAAGAAGGGTTTACCAACCCTGTCAGATGATTCTTACCTCAAGGTTGAGAAGGAATACGAGAACATCTTTAAGTCTTACGACGTAGGTTCTCTTGCTAACCGCAAGACATACGCCACATTGATTGGCAACTCAATGGATGCAGTAGATGTTACTAGCCGATTGAAGATTGGCTATGACCGTCTTAAGGCAGATAAGAACATTGAGAAAGCATTCCGTGAGTTCTATCCAAGCCTCAGCGATGGAGACATCGTTGCAGCAATGTTGAACCCTAAGGAAATGTTACCTGCTCTTGAGCGCAAGGCTGCTGCTGCAGAAATTGGTGGCTCATACCTAGCACAAGGTCTTAAGACAGACATTACATCTGCTGAATCATTAGCAGCATATGGAGTCACAAAGGCTGGAGCACAGGCTGGTGTTCGATACATCGCTCAGGCTCTACCTCGTGGTCAGTTCCTCTCTGAGATTTCTAAAGAGACTGGTGTCAAGTACACACAGAAGACTGCTGAAGACATTACCTTCAAGAAGGATGTCAAAGCCCAAGCACAAGAAGACCTACTCAAGGCTACCGAAATCGGACGCTTTAGTGGTGGGTCTGGTACCGCTGGTAGCAAGTCACTTGCTTCACAGCAACGTGCTGCTGGCTTAATCTAACAAACTAAAATCCTGAACGGACCTACCAGCCCCGTCAGCGTATAAGACTGGTAGCAAGAGCCAGCCCAATTCCCCGATTGGTTACTGAGGCTTGCGAACTACAACGAATAGAAGGGTGGACAGTTGCTATGAGCAACAACTACTGGGACGACGAAGACGAAGAAGATACAACAGCAATCACTGGACAAGAAAGTGAAAACGACTTAATTAAAAAGTTGCGGAAACTTGACCGTTCCAAAGAGAAGCGTATCAAGGAACTTGAAGACCAACTTGGCGGATACGTCAAGAAGGAGAAAGAAGTTTCTGTCAAAGAAGTCCTAGAAAAACAAGGTGTTAATCCTAAGGCTGCACGGTTAATCCTCAAAGATTTGGACGAAGTTACTCCAGAGTCAGTTACTAACTGGCTTGAAGAGAACGGCGACCTCTTTGGGTTTACTAAGCAAGAGGAAGCACCAGTAGATGACAGCAATCTTGCTGAACTAAGAAAGCAGAATGCTGTTACTCAAGGTGCATTAACACCTGACCGAGCAGAAGATTTGGCAATGAGAATAGACCAGGCGCAAAGCCAGGAAGAACTCAACCGAATTCTCTTCTCAAGCAATTAAACATTCATAGTATCTAATCACCAGGAGGTGACAACTTGGCTACAAATTATACATCAACAGATTCCGCTTCTCTAGGCGGCGTTGCTGGTAGCGCAGGTCTTGTACAGAAGGCGTACGATAAGTCTATCGAATTCGCTCTTCGCGACGAACCCCTAATTCGTGCAGTTGCAGACAAGCGTCCAGTAGCACCAACAAACAACGGAAACGTTGTTGTACTTCAGAAGTACGCAGACCTTGCTAACGCTACAACAGCGCTAACAGAGTCAACAGACATTGACGGCGTAACAATCGGAACACCTACATCTGTGACAATCACAATGCAGGAGTTCGGTAACGCTACAACTAACACACGTGCTCTACAGTTGTTCTCATTGAACGCAGTAGACCCAGACATCGTTACATTGATGGCACGTAACCAGGCAGATTCAATCGACGCTCTTGCTATGAACGCACTACGCGCTGGTACAAACGTAATCTACTCAGGTTCAACAGCAACATCAACAGCAACAGTTACAGCAGCAGCAACATTGTCAACAGCGAACATCGCTAAGGCAGTTGCTAAGTTGCGCGGTAACAAGGCATCAGGAAAGCGCGGCAACGAGTTCTGGGCTGGAATCCACCCAGACGTAGCACACGACCTAATGCTAGAAGCATCTTCAGCAGGTTGGGTAGTACCTAACGCATACGGTATCTCACAGGACCGTATCTGGGCTGGAGAAGTTGGTCGTTACAAGGGTGCTTACTTCGTAGAGTCACCACGTCTATACGTAGCAACTGATGGTGCTTCATCTGCAAAGGTGTACCGCACAATCATCGCTGGACAGCAAGCACTTGCTGAGGCAGTGGCAGAAGAGCCACACACAGTTATCGGTCCAGTCACCGATAAGTTGAACCGCTTCCGTCCAATCGGATGGTACGGCGTTCTAGGCTTTGCACGTTTCCGTGAAGAGGCTCTATACCGCATCGAGTCAGGTTCATCAATCGCTTAATTGATTGACGGGTGGGGCTAGGGAAACCTAGCCTCATCAGTAAGTTCATTAAGGAGAACAATGACAACTTATTTATTTACCACACCTGTGGTAGAAGAAGGACCATCTGGTCAACATCGCTTGTTCTACTTCTTCCGACTTAATCGTGGGCTGACAGTAGTACGCAGTGGCTCCACATACAGCACTGGACGATGGTTCACACAAGACCAACTCGACGAGTATGACGAGTACTGGCTAGGTGGACACGAACATCCTGGTATCAGTGAAGCAACAAAGGCAGCAATGATTGCTGCAGACATCGACGTTACAGAGGCAAATTTCGTAGCAGAGTAGGGACACTATGCATCAGCACATCAGCAAGGTTTTAGATTGGGGCTTCACCCCAGAGCACGACTTCGTAGCAACAAAATGGGGATGCGTTCTCTGTGATGAGACACAAGATAAGCCATTTGAATACGAGGAAGTTTCAATCGACCACACTCAGTGTGACGAAGATTGCTTCGGATGTAAGGCTAAAGGACTTCAGTTAAATACTGGAGATGCTGGTAGACCAATCGCTGATAAGCAATGGAATAGCAGATTGTCTTTCTATAAGCGAGCACGTGAGCAAGGTATTCAACCAGCAGGTACACAACCTGCTCAGGTTGAGGCAGCATACAAGGCGAGTGAAACATTGGGCAAGGCGTATGACGCTGGAACAATGGGAGTAAGAGCAGACAAGGTTACGAAGTCCGTAGCCGAAGTGATGAAAGCGGTGGAGAAATGATGAAGAAGAAGGCATACAAGATGGGCGAAAAGATGGAGTCCAAGGCTGAGAAGATGATGGAAATGAAGATGGGCAAGAAGATGATGAAGAAGGCAGTAGTCAAGAAGGTTGCAAAGAAGGCTGTCGTCAAGAAGAAGATGAAGTAATGCCAGTCCGTAAGCCAGGCAAGTGCCGCAAGTGTGGCAAATCAGACAAAGCGTGTAAGTGCTAATGGCACAGATGAACGCACGTCAACGTGCAGCAGCACAGGCTGCTAAGGACCAAGCAAAGTTTGAGGCTGAAGTCAAGCGTCAGGTCAAACTGCAAATGCAGAAAAACAGTCCAATTGGAAAGACACCTGCACAAAAAGCCAAATTGCTACAAAGAGGATTACCATAATGAAAAAAGCAGCAAAGGTCAAGAAGGTTGCTAAGGTGATGAAGGAATTCAAATCAGGAACTCTTCACTCAGGCAAAAAGGGACCAGTCGTTAAGTCACGCAAGCAAGCAGTTGCTATTGCAATGAGCGAAGCGAAGATGGCGAAGAAGAAGAAATGACAGACCCAAGACTAAAGCGAGCAGGAGTATCTGGCTTCAATAAGCCAAAGCGTACACCGAGTCACGCCACTAAGTCACACGTTGTTGTGGCTAAAGAAGGCAACAAGGTTAAGACTATTCGCTTTGGTCAACAGGGTGTTACGGGTGACCGTAAACCTACAGCACGTCAAGCATCATTCAAGGCACGTCACGCTAAGAACATTGCTAAAGGAAAGATGTCTGCTGCATATTGGGCAGACAAGGTTAAGTGGTAACTAACTAAGGTGGGGACAATGAACGACAAGTTAGCAATCGCCTGGTGCGATAACGGTATGGTTGATGGCAAGTTTATGCAAGGTGTCACTGATGTGATGCTTCATTCTGGTGTAGAAGTTGTCACAACTCTACGCAGTCAAGGTAACCAAATTGCAAGACAGCGTGACAGAGTAATCAACCATTGGTATGAAGGCAACAAATCCGATTGGCTTCTATGGGTTGACTCAGATGTAGTCATTAGCCCAGATACCTTTAAGTTGCTTTGGGAGAACAGAGACGTGGAGAAGCGCCCTATCCTTTCGGGGGTCTACTTCACAACTGATACTCCTGAAGAACCACTTATGGAACCAATGCCAACTTTGTTCTGGTTCGTAGTAAATGGTGAAGATGTTGGAATCAAGAGAGTCCATCCACTTCCTAAAGACAAGTTAATACAGGTAGGCGCAGCGGGTATGGGATTCGTCCTGATGCACCGCAGTGTCATTGACCGTATCCGTGCGGTTCTACCGACAGCACCACTCTTCTCAGATGTGGGACACGGAAAGAATTTTATGGGTGAGGATATCTACTTCTTCGCTCTATGTGACAAGGCTGACATTCCAGTCTTTGCTCACACTGCAGCAACAGTTCCGCATATGAAGCGGTTCTCCTTTGATGTTAACTACTACGACGCGTTCGTAGGGAATAAGAGGAAATAATGGCGTACACCCTGAGTCAGATGATTGATGAGGTTGTCTTGAACCTGGCTGGATATACATTCCAGCAAGACCGAGCAACCTACCTGAAGACTGCAGTTACAACTACAACATCTTCAAGTGCTTCACCGCTAATCCTGTCTCTGGGTTCTACCGAGAACGTTGGTAAGGGAATCCTTGAGATTGACGAAGAGTTGATGTGGGTTGATTCATTTGACCGCATTGCTAACACTGCGACAATCGCTCCCTATGGACGTGGTTACTTAGGCTCAACTGCTGCTACACATAATGCAGATACCAAGGTAACCATCTCCCCAACTTTCCCTCGCAACGCTGTTAAGCGTGCAATCAATGACACCATTCGCTCACTAGGCGCAAGCATCTTTGCAGTCAAGAGCACATCATTTACATTCAATGCTGCACAGTCAACATATGCGTTCAACAACTTAAACATCAAAAATATCTTGACAGTATCTTGGGAATCAATTGGACCATCTAAAGAGTGGGTACCAATCCGACGTTGGGACTTTGATTCAACTGCAGATGCCACAGCCTTTGGCGCGTCTGCTCAGACAATCACATTAGGTCAGGCACCAATCCCAGGACGCACAGTCCGAATTGTTTATGCAACTGACCCAGTTGAGTTCACACTCAACTCACAGGATTACGCAACACAGACAGGACTTCCAGAGTCAACACGAGATGTTGCAATCCTTGGAACTGCTTACAGACTTCTATCATTCCTTGACCCAGCACGTGCTGCTCAGGTTAGCCCACAGGCTGACGAGACAGATGGCAAGCGTCCATACGGTGCTTCACAGAGTGCGACCAAACAACTTTACGCTTTGTATTCTCAACGCTTGCAAGAGGAAACAAAGTCACAGCAAAAGAATTATCCACCACGAGTTCACTTCTCCCGCCGATAGGAACCAGCAATGACAACTAGAAAATACTCATCTCGCTCTCAGCAAACTACGCTGTCTGGCGCTCTTACATCATCTGCGACAACCGCAACTGTTGTATCAGGTTCTGGCTTACTTGGTGGAGCAACCATCTCTACTGGAGAAACATTCACAGTAGTAATTGACCCAGATACAGCCCTTGAAGAAATTGTTGATATAACCGCCGTCAGTACTAACACACTGACAATTGTACGCGGTATCGATAACAACGGAACTGGACAGGCTCACTCAGCAGGTGCAGTAGTTCGACATATGGCAATTGGTCGCGACTACCGCGAAGCCAATACGCACATCGAGGCAACAACAAACATTCACGGAGTAGGTACTCCAGTTGGTACAACAGAAACTCAGGTCCTAACCAACAAGGACCTATCATCTGCTACTAACACACTATCGACATCAGTAGTAACTCTGACTGGTTCACAGACTCTTACTAACAAGACTCTGACCACTCCAACAATCGGCTCATTCACAAACGCTCAGCATAACCACGCAGACTCTGCAGGTGGTGGACAGATTCCTGCTTCATCTATCTCTGATATCACTGAGACAACTCAGGATATTGTTGGCACAATGGTTACAACTAATACAGAATCTGGTATTGACGTAACTTACGATGATGCAACTGGCAAGTTGAACTTCAACGTTAATGACCCAACTATTACTATCTCAGGCGCTGTTGCTGGTTCTGCCACAATGACCAACCTTGGAAGCGTAACCATCAATGTTGAGCACAGCGATGATTACATTGTCAACGCTGATATTAGCCCAACTGCTGCTATTGCTTACAGCAAGTTAAACCTTAACGGAACTATTACTTCTGCTGACTTGGTAGATGGAACAATTGTTAATGGTGACATCAATGCATCTGCTGCTATTGCAGCGACTAAGATTGCAGGCACAGCAGTTACTCAGACTGATACTGGCACAGTAACTAATACAATGCTTGCTGGTTCTATTGCTACATCTAAGATTCCAACATTTGATACACAGGTTCGCACATCTCGCTTAGACCAGATGGCTGCGCCTACTGCATCAGTTGCCTTGAACGCGCAAAAGATTACAGGTCTTGCAGACCCAACCAACGCCCAGGATGCGGTAACACTCAACTACATTTCAACCGCAAAGGGAGCAGCCAACGGTATTGCATCTCTTGATGGCGCTGGAAAGATTCCATCATCTCAGTTGCCAGCAACAGCAATTGCTGAAACATTTGTAGTCAATTCACAGTCAGCAATGCTTGCACTTACTGCACAGACTGGTGACATTGCAGTTCGTACAGATGTTAGCAAGTCATTCATTCTTTCAGCCGAGCCAGCAACAACTCTTGGCAACTGGGTAGAACTACTTAGCCCAACAGATGCAGTTCAGTCAGTTGACGGCAACACTGGAGTTATTACTCTAAGCGGAACATACCTTAACAAGACAACTGGTGTATTGGCTGGTAACTTAAATGCTGGTGGATTTACTGTGACTAACCTAGCAACACCATCTGCTAACTCAGATGCTGCAACCAAGGTATACGTAGATACAGTTGCTGGTTCTGCCACTGCTGCTGCTGCTTCTGCAGCCGCTGCTGCAACAACTTATGACAACTTTGATGACCGCTACTTAGGCGCTAAGTCATCTGCTCCATCTGTAGATAACGACGGCAATGCACTCATTACTGGCGCTATCTACTGGAACTCAACAACCAACGCAATGTACGCCTGGACTGGTACAGAGTGGGGTTCAATCTCATCTACTGCTGATATCTACCGCTACTCATACACAGTATCTGGTGGAGCAACATCAGTATCTGGACCAGATGACAACTCAGTAACAATGAGTTACATCCCTGGCAAAGAGCAGGTATACCTCAATGGTGTACTACTCAAGCGTGGTACTGACTACACAGCAACCAACGGAACAAGCATTGTTGACTTTGCTGCTATGGCAGCCAACGACCTAGTAAGTGTAATTACATTTACTGCATTTGAAGTAGCAAACGTAATTCCTAATACTTTGGTAGACGCAAAGGGTGACATCATTGTTGCCTCAGGTCCTGACACACCAGCACGACTTGCAGTTGGCACTAATGGCTATGTCCTTACTGCTAACTCAGGAGCAGCAAACGGAGTCTCCTGGTCGCCAGTTGACTTCTCTACAAGAGATGCAATTGTTGCAGACTTTTTAACATTAACAATTATGGATATCCTCTAACCCGAAAGGTAGTAACTAATGGCTACAACAACTAAGCAAATGTATCGCGGAGCAGCATCGCTGACATCCGCAACACTCTACACAGTACCATCATCAACAACTGCTGTTGTCTCAAACATCATTGTGACTAACACATCTGGCTCATCCCAGACTTTTACCTTAAGTCTTAATGGCTCAGCATTGTTTACGACAACAGCAATCGCTGCAAACTCGACAGCAATGTTTGATATCAAGCAGGTATTGGCAACCACTCAGACCATTTCAGGTCTTGCATCAGCAACATCAGTTAACTTCCACATCAGTGGCGTAGAGATTGTCTAAGGAGTAAACTATGGGTTCATCAGTATTCCCTGCTCCAGCAGCAGGTATTTCGGTAGCAGATGGTAACGCAGCAGGTTGGGGCGCTACAGCAACTGGCGATACAACCTGGACATTAATTAGCACTCAGACTGGCAACAGTTCAACTAACATAATGGACTTTACTAGTTTAAGCGGTTATAAAAAATATCGATTAGTTGGCGCTGTAATTACTAATAGCACAAATCAGCCAGGTATTGTTAAAGTTAATAATGATACAAACGCTATATATAACTGGCACGGTGTACAAACATCAAGTAGCACTAACAGTAATCTGAATGGTCGTGCTTTTACCACATTTGAACCATTTGGATACTTTTCTGCTAATAACGGAAGTTTTCAACTTACTATTGAACAAGCAAATCTTTCAGGCGTAAAACCTGTTTTTGGTAGTTCTACATTCTATGATGGCGCAGAATATTCTAGAACATTTACTGGAGAGATAAGATTACTTTCCGCTATTACCTCAATTAGATTCTACACAGGCGCTGGAGTTATATCAGGTGGTAGCGTCTCGCTATACGGAGGTAACTAATGACTAAAGCAAGAGACTTAGCAAACCTTGCAGGTTCTGCAACAGTATTGGCTACAGATACAGAAGTAGCAGCAGCAGTTGCTGCAGCAGATTCAACCCCGACAGCACTAATGACAATGGGAGCATAACCAATGGCAACAACATATAAAGTACTAGGGCAGGTAGCCCCAAGCGCAACGACAGCAACAACCCTATACACAGTCGGTTCTGGCAAGTCTGCAGTAGTTTCTACTATTGCAATTGCCAACCGTGGTGCTACATCTGCTACATATCGCGTTGCGATTCGTGTTGCAGGCTCTGCTCTTTCAGACGAAGAGTACATTGCATATGATGCAACAATCACAGCAAACAATTCAACCTTTATCACTATCGGTGTGACACTTGCTGCAACAGATGTAATTACTGTGTATGCATCAAATGCTAACTTGTCATTCAATGTCTTCGGAAGCGAGATTGCATAATGGCTGTATCCTCATTAGTAGCCGCTGGTGGCGGCGTAACTCAGAAAGTTCAAGAGTTTTTATCTACAGGAACGTTTACCGTCCCGTCCAACTGTTCTACAGTAGACATTTATCTTGTTTCAGGCGGAGGTGGAGGTGGAGCAGGTTGGCCTTCATCAGGTAACGGCGCTGTTAGCAATGGAGGAACAACTTCATTTGGTTCGCTTGCATCTGTAATTGGCGGTGGTGCTGGTGGTAATAGCGGTAACGGTACAAATATGTCTGGCTCTAATGGTGCCTGCGGTGGTGGCACTGGTTCCAATTCCAATACAGCGCAATTAAAAGGCGGCGGTGGTGGCGGAATGGGCGGACACGCAACACAAGGATATCGTTTTCAAGATACAGCAGCACACACAGCAAATACGAATGTCAGGTCAGGCTTTGGAACTATTGGCGGCAGCGGTGGTGGTTCAAACAATAGTTACGTTGGCAATGGTGGACCTGGAATTGATGGCTTTTGCGGCGGTGGTGGTGCTGGTGGCCAAATTGAATTTCCTCAGAATAGCACTACTACGGGAGTTGGAAACGGTGGTTTAGCATCAGCAGGTGGAGGTCGCGGCTCTTACGGAGCGACTTTTGCTGGAATTGCAGGAACCGCTAACACAGGCGGCGGCGGTGGTGGCGGTAACGATTCAGGAAACGGTGGCTGGGGCGGTGGAGGCGGAGGCGGAGGAATTGTTACAAAAACAATCGCCGTAACTCCTGGCGCTTCTTACACTGTAACTATTGGAGCAGGTGGCACTGGTGGTACAGCAGGCGGTAATGGTGTTTCTGGCGGTAATGGTGGTTCAGGTTACGCACGAGTTACTTATTGGAGTTAATTATGGAACAACACTACGTATTTCTTAAAGATAATCGAGTTGCAAACATTGCAGTATTTGGCTCTAAAGATGAAGCACTTGCTGACCGCGTAGCGCAAGAGCAAGGCTTTGATGATGCCGTGTGGGTCGGAGAAGATAGACCCGTAATGTGGTCAACATATGATGGCACAACATTTACTCCTCCAACCGATGAGTATCTAATTTCAATTGGAATTATGAATCCAGTTGTAGAAGAACCAGAAGAACCAACAGAATAACTCTTATCCCTGAGCATTGGATTAAAACTGCTCAACTAATTTTTTCTGACTTAAGGAGATACGGTGGCTGGTAGAGATATTACCGAAGGACGTTCCAATCGGGCTATTGCGGTAGATATTGGTGTAGTCTCTGACGCATCTGTATGGCAGAACACAGACATCGCCTACGATGTTGCAGTTGGTGGTATGCCTTTCATCTATGCAATTAACGACGCACGTCCTTACATCCGTCAGACAGCACCATTCCGCAAAGAGCAGTTTGATAACGGGGCAGAACCAGGTGAGCAGTCACTGACTGGTTGGTGGATTAGAAGTCAGATGTCATTCCATTCTGGTTCAGGTATTAAGTTCTTTGACCCAGCAACAACTGACGAGAATGGCAAGT